TCCCAGCCGCTGAAATCCATGTCAAAGTAGTGCTGGCGCCTCTTTATGTCGGAAGCAACACGGCTCATGATCCTACTGTTGGGGTTGATGCCAACGCAGATCGGATGTTTGCCGACCTCCTCATCCAGGGCGGCATACATGGCCTTGTTGAATTCGTTGCTGATCAGCACGATGTCAGTTGGGCTCCCGAGGATGAGCCGCGTTTTCTCCAGAGCCTTCGCCTCCTTGAGAAGCTCGTCCTTACCGTTGGCTGTGTAGACGACCTCTATGGGCCCCTTCTTCAACTGGTCACGTCTATACCGTGTGTACTCCAAGAGCATGCGGGCCTGCTCTGTGTCCCTCCACGTGGTGCCTTCCTTCTCATCCGTCTCCATGCAGTCGGCTCTGGTGAACGACTTTCTTCCATCCACCCTGATGTTGAACGGGTAGCCAATGCCCCCCTCCACGTGCACATGCCTTACGGCCTGCTCAAGCGTGGTGGGCTTGCAATCATGTCCGGCAAGGATCTCGGAGTAGAACTGCCGCCAGTAGTCAACCGTAGTTGCCAAGAGTTCCTCAGGCCAAGCAGCTGTGCGCTTGGCGCAGTACTTGTTCAACTCTATAGTGAGGACCTCTACTGCCGACATTGGGCCACGCCTGGTATCGGTGCCGCCGAGAACTGCAGGGACCATGCCGCTCTTCCTCTTGAACATGCCCGTTCGCCAGAGACAACTGCTGGCATTGTGGAAGTAGCAGTTTGGAGCCGTGCGGACCGTTGCACTGGGCAGGCTGGTTGAATAAACATGCCGTGATTCTGTCTTGAATCCCTCCTTGGGCATGAGTCCAGAGTGTAGCATCTGTGCCATCTTCTCCTCACCCTTGGCGCCAGCATGGATGCCGGCGATGCGCCAGACACCAGAGTGCAGGAGCACAATGGGAGAGCCACATGTACCGACGGCTGTGTCTGTGAGGTTGGCCATGGTGCTGAGGCTCTTTATCGCAGGCTTGGCTGCCAGGACAAATGCGATGCCGCGGGTTGCCCATTTCTTTCCATCAGGATCAGTCATCTCGCTAGTGACGAACCGAGCCTGTGCCACTTTGGCTGCGGCAGGTATGTTGCCCTCCTTGGTGACAAGGACGGCCATGCCACTGACTAGGTCCTCAGCCTGTTTGGCGTCCAGCACAAGGGCCGAGATGTCAACGGCCTTGCTAGGTTCGATGGTGACAAACGCGAGGTCGTGCTCCGCCGTTGCCATGTACTTTCTCCTGATGGGGTATTCCCGGCCGTTATGGCAAACAACCGACGCCTTGGCGGCAGCATGCCTGTTGATTACAGCCTGGCCATCCTTCAATATGACACCTCTGGTGAAGATGATGCCTTTGTCGTCCTTGACGGTGACAATCTGCTTGACTATATCAGCTAAGTTCCGCTCACCGGCCTCGGCCTCAAAGAAGTTGTCTGGCAGCCTCTGGGTGTAATCGCCGTAGTGTGACTTCCACTCTATGGGCTGGAGGGCCGTGGTGTCCAGTGGCTCGGTATCATAGCCAACGGTGCCCTTGCGGAACACCGTCACGCCCGTGCTATAGTCCTCATCACTGAGGGCGGCGGTCACGGTTTGCTTGATGCCCTTGCCTCCGCCTCTGGAACGGATCTTAAGTGCGTCGGCCATACTGGTATAGGTGGTAACGAGTTTGCCAGCTCTTTTGTCGGCCTTGGCGGTCTTTGCCAGGTCGACGGCCCTAGGGTCGTACTCAGCGTATTTGAGCACCTTGGCGAGGGGCTTCCCGCTGGCGTCTCGAGCCGTGGCATCCCAGGCCTCATGCATGAGGGGGGCATTCAGCTTAGCGTCGCCTCCATATTTCTTCGTGATGTAAGACACGACGTCATCATACTGCTGTGGTGTCATTTGGATGTGCGGCATGGTGCCCGCCTTCAGCTTCCTGGCTCCAGCCTGGGCCTCGTAGGTGACTTTTATGACGTTTTCACCTTCCTGCCTGGACGCTGACACAGAGAGCACCTTGGGCACGCCCCTGAGCTCCCGCTTGTCGCGGTAGTTCTTAATCACGAGGCCGACGCCGATGGCGCTGAAAGCGAACGTGGCCGCACCCATTGCGGCATTGACTACCTTCAGCCATTTGCTCGGTGTCTTCTTCAACACGTGCTGTGCTTTGACAAATGTTGCACCAAGCTGCTTGACGTCAAGCTTCTTTAGCGCATTGATGCCGGCCAACAGGGGCTCGCAGTTTGGATCATCGCTGACGAATTGATCATTTACAAG